TTTAAATTTAAATGAAGAAAAATTTAGTGATTTTTATTTAAATGTAGAAGCATCCTTGTATGCAGATTATGATTTAAATGCTTTTGTTATTATAATAAAAGACAGATTTTATAATCCGGATTATATACCAGAAGAATGGTGCTTTTTTTGTGAAGTCCTATTTGAATGCTATTATAATAAAGGATTATATAAAACAGAAATGAGATATCTAACGGCACCAGAATTAGCCCCATGGATAAATGATTTCTGCAATATGGTAGACATATACAATATGCAAGATAATTTTTCACTACTTCGTACAGGTTATATAGAATTTCCTCATGATACTAATGTTCTTACCCATGTTATTGGTTCTACCATTAATTGGATACACGATCCTTACACTAAAAGTATTACCTGGAGTCCTTTAATTATTATACAAAGGTAGTATTCTTCACATCTATATTTTGATTAGGTGTGTACTCTTCTAAAATTTGCTGTTCACGCATATTTTCTATAATTTTAACAAAATTGTTAAAACGAACAACATTATCACCCGAGGCATAGGGACCGGTTTTAGTGATATATTTCATAGTTTCTGACCTGAATTGATTTAAACGAAGGTTTCTGGTAATATAAGTTTTGTCCAATGAAAGCAATTTTATAAAAGCATTAGCCAGTGTTACACTTAATGAAATAGCCCAAACTATCCAATAAATATTGTGCTCGTGTCTTGCTTGTTCTTCACTATTAGCATCGGCTTTCCAACTTTTATCCTGAACCGCTATCAGCGAAGGCACAAGAATAGAACCGGTAGTCATTAAGGCAGACAAAGAATGATACCAAAAACTACTTCTTTTAGTACTTTGTTCTAATCTTTTCATCAGACGAGAAAGTCTAAATTTAAAATAATTTTTTTCTTCGTCTTCTTCTACCGTATTTATATATTCTTCTAAATGATTTATAAAAAAAGACCTTCCGAAACACCAACTTATATTACTACACATTTTTTACTTTATAATTTTCTATTTTTTTACATTCTATAGCTCCGCAATTATCTAGGTTAGCGTGGTGGAGAAGAATTATTTTTTCCTTTTTTTGCATATCGTTTCTCCATCTGCCTATTAATTTATTTTCTGGTCTTATAATATTTTTTAAGACCGGGCTTACTCTGATCTTAGATAGGAAATTGAACATTTTTTAATTAATTTTAATTTAAATTAATTATCAATTAAGAGAAAGAAATGAATTATTGTCTATGTTGTCATCGTCATAATAATCTCAATTTAATTCTAATGGATTTTTTAGAATACCCTAGTGAAAATACTATAAATCAAAATCCCTATTTTTATAATTATCATAACAGGGACGCAAGCGAAGGAGGGTTCTGGGATTGTTTAGAATTTAATTTATGCGATAATTGTTACAATAAATATACTATATTTAGACCTGTTATATTAAAAGCTAAAAGCGAGAACCATGCTAGACAGATAATGAAAATTATTCTTGACTAGCATTCCATAAAACTTCGTATAAGGCTTGGTCATATATCGTCAGTTTATGATACTGATAAGTATACATAATGGTTAGAATTTTTTCATTTATTTTTCGTAATAATTGCAAATGAACTGTAGTTATTTTTTTTAACCACGGAAAAAAATAAGTCCATTTATGTCTATTCTCTATGTCTTCTTGTAATTTCAGGGGCAAATAATCAAAAAGTTTTCCTAATTTATTTATTTTAAATAAACACAAATCAGTCAGAGTATTGACATCTTTGTGTTTATTTTTTTTAATACATTTTATTATCTTTTCATCAGCTTGCCATTGTTGAGCGGAATAAATTATTTTGGTATTTTTATGCCAAATTTTATAACAATCATAGCATAGAAATAAATAAGTAATTCTTTCCCATCCTTTATTTTCTTCACAATAATCTTCTTTTTTATAAGCATGGTTATATAAAAAATCCTCTATTAATAGAAAGTCGGGTTGTTCTATCCACTTTAATTTAACGCTTTGACAATTTTCATTATTACAAATATTGCATTTTCTAAACATGTTATTGCTTATTCAGATTTTGTCCTCTTTTTTATTTTAGATAAATGTTTTAACGCTAAATCATATCTGGCGTCAATATTAAGTTTTTCATTATGTCCGTAACGTTCTTTTATAACTCTTAATCTCTGAACCATAACATTATAAATTTGAAAATTACGTTTATGAGTTATCTTTCCTTCTTTGAACATCTTTTCTGTTTTCTTAATGGTGTTTTTGATATCTTCAACTGTTTTATATTTAATAGAAACACTGTCTGATGGATTTTTATCACTGTATAAGTCATAGCCGCTCTTAAAATGAATATCTTTTTTCTTTTTAGTAGGCGTCCTGTTGTTACTCATTTTTGAGATAATTGAAAATTAAAAAAAAATATGTTATTATATAGAGAGGAAAAAAAGTTGTTTTACATCAATATGGCAAACAGAGAAAGAAGATTGCATAGCTTCGAACCTGATGTTATCTTCCGTTATTATAATGCTCTTGTTGAGCGAGGAATAGCAGAAGAAAATAATAACGTTATCAGGTCATGGTGTGATAAAGTTAACCAAAGAGAACCTATACCCGATGACTCTGTTGCTATCATGATATCCATATTAACAAGATACAATATGGCTGTGAGTAGTTCTAATTTAGACAATCTTAAGAACAGTTTCATGCGACTTGTTGAAAAAAGTAATTAAAATATACCTCTGATATCTTATTTATAAGTTTAATTAATATAAACTTATAAAATTGAAATTTTAATATATTTGGCGAATACCAAAACATACTGTCTAACAGATATCTCTTTACATTTCTAATGTCAAAAATGGATGTTGTCAAACTTCCTGAATCATCCCAATCCGCTGGGACTCCCAGATATCTAGTATTTCCTGATTATGATGAATCATCACAAGAACCTGATAGTGAATACTATGAATGCGACCCGTGTCGCAGTTATATTAAAACAGAAGATTTTCAAGGCTGGCGTAATATGAAAGCTATTGAACTGCCTGAATGGCTGGGGTATATTGAACTGCAAGCTTTTAAAAATTGTACTTCTCTGAAAATTATTGTAATTCCTAAAAAAATTAAAGGACTTAAAGAAGCAATTTTTGACAATTGTATTTCGCTGAAGAAGATTGTCTTTTCTGGCAAAAATATCAGAAGTATCGGCGAATATGCTTTCTTTCATTGTACTTCACTGGAAACTATTACAATTCCTGAAAAAGTAAGAATTATCGAAGAAGGAGTTTTCAGCAAGTGCAGTTCTCTGCACGAAATTAACCTCCATGAAAATATCATTGCTATTCACGAATACGCCTTTTCAGATTGTACTGCTTTGACTAAAATGGATATTCCTAGTAGTGTCGAGTATATTGAAAATAATGCTTTTGAAGGATGTACTGCTCTACGCGAAATTAACCTCCCTGACCTCAAGGTTATTTCCGATAGTGCTTTCAAAGACTGTACTTCTCTGACCAGCATTATCATTCCCGATAGTGTTAAGGAAATTAAAAGATATGCTTTCAAAGACTGTACTTCTCTGACCAGCATTATCATCCCTAAAAATATCAAGACTATTGAAAATGGAGCTTTCACAGGCTGCACTTCTTTGGCCATCGCTGTCATCATTAGCGATGATATTGATATTCAAGAGAGAGCTTTTGAGAAATGTACTACTTTGATGAAACAGAAGGAAAGTAACTAAATATTCTTATTAATTAATTATTTATTAAAAAATTGAATTTTAATAAATTGATAAACAAAAATAAGAGATTATTGGATAATAATGACTACTTTTGGCGGTATTTATATACCCATAGAGGTAAAATTAAGAATATTATATTACCTCCAGTCTCTTAAAGACATGGGTAATTTTTCAGAAGCTAGCGAAATGCCATACGAAGAAGTAAGTAATATTATTCTAACAAGACACCGTAATATTACTACTGTAAATATTTCCAGCAAAGTGAAATTTATCGACGAAGGAGCATATCAACTTTATCAAGCAGTGACTAATATACATCTTCCTGACAGCCTTGTTGCTATAGGAGATTATGCTTTTTCTGGCTGCACTTCCTTGACTAATATACATCTTCCTGACAGCCTTGTTGCTATAGGAGATTATGCTTTTGAAAATTGCAGGTGTCTTAAATATATTAACTTGTCAAAAAATTTAACAGATATTGGCGAAGGATGTTTTTCTGATTGCAAATCTTTAGAAAGGATTAATATACCTGATAAAATAACAAAAATTAATCATAGTTTATTTGCAAATTGCAAATCCTTGAAAAGCGTTACTATATCAGGAAAAATAACAGATATAGGTATCTGTGCATTTTTAGATTGTCATTCACTTGAAAGATTAACTTTACCACATAAAATAGCCAGTATTGGTAAATTTGCTTTTGAAAATTGTAATTCCTTAATAATTACAATAAACATAATTTAATATTATTTACAATTGCTTGCGGTATTAATGCAATTGTATCTGCTACTATAGAGAAAGGGAGAACACATCCGCCTATCAAAAAATATCTGCATCTGCATTCTCGTGAGTGATATAAACTTTTGACACAAAAACAATATTCGCAATAGGTATTTTCTTCGTTATCTTTTTCAACGAGCTCACTCGTTTCATCGTGATACTTTTCTGTATACATTTTTAAATAATCTTAATTATTTAAAGAACATCATATTATCATTTCCCAGAAGAATAAAAAGGGATAAACATATTATATTGCTTTCCTCTTTAGCTCTTCTAACATATCTAATTAAATCTTTTTTAACTATATTTAATTTTCTAAAAAGTTCTGGATTAATAACAAATGCCACTGCATGATGTTTAACCCCGAAAATATCAATGATTTTATTATCACAAGACCTAACAGCTTTTGTAGCCATTCTGGGTATATCAGTCAAACGATATAATCTCTTTACTTCCACGCTCAAAGCTCCTTTATTATTCACATTGCCAAAAATACGCACCGCTTTATCCAAAATTATATTTTTATTAAACCAAATACCTTCGGGTACAGAAGTGTTAGTAATAATATTAATATCATCTTCGCCTAAATCAGGCGGGGGTAAATTAAGAACATTGAATACATATTTTTCAGATGGTTGAGATGTACCGCATTTTTTATTCATTTGAGAAAGAGCGAAAAAATGACTTGAAAGGCGATACTCCAGTTAATTGACAGGCCTGGATGGGCGATAAAGACATTTTTTAATAATATTTTTTTTAAGTTTAAAATTCAATTAATTTTTTAAAATGAAGTTTGAGTTTGCTCATTTTTTACCCACTCCCGCTTTTTTTACAATTTTGATTTATTTCTTTCTTTTTGCTCATTTTTTACCCACCTCCGCTTTTTTTAACAATTTTCAGATAATCAATTATTCTGATAAAAATTAAAAAATGTGATAAAAAAAATTTTAATTTATATAAAAAAGTATATAAATTACTATCATATTTGTGCGTTTACTTGATATTTAAAAAATTAGTTTATAACCCTAGCCCTGTAAAATTGCCCGGATGGAAATAAAAAAATCGGTTATTAGATAGGTGTTAAAAATCCAAAATAAAGATGCAAAATATATGCAGAAATAGCGGTTAAAAATAAATAGAAATAATTATTTAAGATAATATTAGGGATATTTTTGATTTTTTTTGGTAAAAAATTAGGGGTGGGTAAAAAATGAGAAAAAGAAAAAAAGATTAATTTTTGGTAAAAAATGGGGAGTGGGTAAAAAAAGAATAAAATGAGACTAAAATTCTTTTTTCTAAAAAAATGAGGGGTGGATAAAAAAATAATAAAATGAGACTAAAATTCTTTTTTCTAAAAAAATGAGGGGTGGATAAAAAA